AGCACTGCCTGTTGCTTCTTGCTTATCTTCATATCTTGCCCCCTATTAGTGGTATATCAAACGGAGATCCATCAAGATCGCCAGCCTTTGTAAAACTACAGTGCAAATGTTTTTTGTGCTGATTTATGCCTTTATACTTACGCCATTTCCAATTTAATATCTTCGAGCATATTCGCCCGTTATAGATGACGTATGATATGCGCTTATCTTGTTTGGCTGCGATTCTGATCTGGTCAGCCAGATAAGGTGCGAGGCTGTCGGATGACTCCAACCGAGAATCAATATCAACTGCTCTAACCCAGATCCCGTCTGGATTATGATCCGATTTTCTGGCGGAGTGACGGCTATCGCCCAACCACCCATCACTGGCAGTACGCCTATCTGGAAACCACGTATCAACTTGTTCTCTTAACTGCACACCAGCTGCACATAGTTTTGGTTGCATTACAAACCTAGAGCTTGTAAATCCTCAACAGTTAAACCAAGTGCTGCAAGTTTTGCCTGTGCTGATGCTTTGGCTTCAGCCTTGGCTTCGGCTTCGGCTTTGCGGGCATCAATCTCAGCGGTAATTGTTTGATAATTTTCAAATTCATCATCATTCATTTCACGCACTTCATCATCAATTTGTATTAGAGGTTTTGTCATTTGATCTCCTTATGAGTTTTGATAACCATAAACTTTGATTGTTCCACCAGTTATTGTTCCAGAAGCAGGTGTCAGGGTGAAAGCAGTATAAGCGGTTGTATTATTAACAAACCCACCACCGCTCCAATAATAACCAGTTGTTACTGGAGAAACATTTGAATAATAGAAAACAGTATTATCTGCTAAATTAGGTGATTCAACAACCATATACAAATTGCACCCATCATTTGAATTATATGATAAAGTATTTGGAATGCTTGCAACATTACTGCCATTGCCGCCAGTTATTGTGCCAGAACTAAAACCGACATATGTAGCACCATAATAATATCCAGTTGTCGTTGAGCCAAAAGTTAAAGCGGCATTAGTTTGTGCTGATCCGTTAACTTCACTGGCAACAATCAAATAATTCGCATAAGTTGCAGAAAAAGCACTAGATATTGTTACAGACGACACAGCACTTCCAACAGTTGTGCTTGATATCAAAGTTAATCCGCTTGCACCACCAGCAGCACCCCATTCAGGAGCGGTTGCGCCAGAATTGACTTTAAGAACTTGACCTGCTGTTCCAATACCAAGACGGCTAAAAGTTCCTGAACCTGTACCATACAAAGTATCTCCAGCAGTTGTAATTGCTGTTGCCATTGAGTTTGTAACTGTTACTGTTCCTGAAGTGCCACCACCTGAAATACCTACGCCGGCGGTAACGCCTTCAATATCACCAGTAGCGCCAGATGCAACCCAAGCTGCGCCATCGTAATACCATAAACTGTTAGTGTCTTTAGTAAATGCAAAGTTTCCCTCGGCAGGTGCTGTTACAGCTGCATTTCTGGCAGCGGCAGTAGCAAACACCCAGATACCTTGCATCAAGTAGCCATCTACATCGGCTGCGGTTAATACCTCGCCTGTAACAAAGTCTTTAAATCCTAATCCAGCGGCCATTATTTCTCCTTAGTAACTAAGCACATTATAGTCTAAAGTGCCGTATATATTGTTATTTAGAATCAGCGCATCCAGCACTGGTTCCAGGGTCGTAAAAAAGACCCTAAAGCTGTTAGGTGTAATGGTGGTGGCTACTCCGAAAATCTGTAAAGTGTTGTCTAGAGTAGATCCACCTGGCTGGGTAGTTACGATTCTGATCGGGTCAAAGAAGTCCAACTCTAAGGCTGCAATAATGCCTGAGTTGTAATTGTCTGTATATAAGTCTAACTCGATGCCATCGCATCTGACCTGTGTTTCGGCACGGCTAGCAACATAGGCCCGGGCATAATCTAGGGCTACAGCATCGGTCTGCATTAAAAGATCCTGCAGGTTATATGAGTGGATAAAGTATTTGTCAATAGATGCCTGGTTGATCGCTGTCTGTGGTGATCCACCCGCACGGCTTACCTGAGCTGAATTGAAGATTAAGTTATCATCTAGTTTCCACATAGCATCGGCGTAGGCAATACCTGTGCCATTATCATTAAAGGTAGTTACTGTGCCACCGATTGACCCAGCGGTTACAGCTCTATCTTGGAATACGAACTCGCCATCGGTGTTTACATATAGTGCGCCGTATTCACTATCGGCCACAGTTTGCATCGCACCTAAAGAAGTACGTGCAGTGCCTGGGTCTGCCTGTAATGTAGTAAGTCCAGCATCAACATCACGCATGGTTGCTGGCCAGTCAATTTGATCTAGTATTTGGTTAATTCTGGTGCCTGATAGGTTGCCAGCACTAGCACCTGTAATTGTTGATACCTGGGCATTTTGGGCAAGTCTGAAAGCATCTACAGCTTGTATGGTTGTATAGGCAACTTCTGTTGCATCTTTAGGTTGAGTGTTTACGTAGCTTGTAATAAAACCAGAAAATAAAGAATAGGTAGTAGCGCCATAAGTAGCTGAAATTTGCACCTTCTTCATTGGTGTCAGCAATTCGTAATATGGCCCTGAAGGGTTGGTCGGGTTAAAATCTCCATTTTGATCTACGATGCGTAAAGTTAATTGGCCTGTTTGGAATTGATCTACTAAAGCGTTACGGCCTCGGCTAGTTTGTATGTAGTTAATTTGATCTGATACATCAACCACTACAGCTGCGTTATCGGCTAATATATTTGTATCAAGTATTGCGGTGCCTAATATAACTGCCTGAGCAAAACTTGGCCCAGTAGAGAAGTTAATTACAGCATTAATTGTTGGTACAGCCATTAGGTGCCGCCAGATAAACCGCCTGCAGGTGTAGTGCCACGGCCCATCTTATTGATTCTTAATAAAGTCTCATTGATTGTGTTAGTTAAATCTTGCTCGGTTAATACTGATCCAGCTACGTTTACAGTTACTGGTGCGTACTCGCCACGTGATACACCGCCCATAGCAAAACTTGCAGCGCTTGGCAATTGCATAGCACCGCCAGCACTCTGGGTAGGCACGTTGCTAATGTTTTTGTAAGCATCTGCGTACTCGCCACGCTGGACTGCACCCATAGCAAAACTAGAAAAGGCATCAACCGCTAATCCTGCTTTAGCCAAAGCATCTGCAAGTAATTTAGTTTTAGCTGTAGCGTCTAATTCTGCATTGTATTTCTTTGCTAGAGCCTCATTATTGTCTAGGATTGCTAGCTGTGCTTTTAAACGTAATTTAGTTTCTTCATCGGTTGCCTGATTAAGCGCCAGGGTTAATCCTATGCGCTCTATATCAAACTTATCTCTTAATTCATCTACTGCAGTTTTTTTCTTTAATAAAGCATTTTCTTGTGTGCGTAGGCTGATCGCTTCTTTAATCTTTTTTTTCTCTTGAATTTTGGCTAACTCAGATCCAGCACCTGATCCTAAACTGTAAGTAAAGTTAGACTTAGACATTTCTGATTTTAAGCGATATTCACCATTAACTTTAACTACGTTGCCCGGCATTAAGGTAGCACCAAATCTACCAATACCACTTACTAGCTTGGCTACAGCACTTGCTAAACTTTCAATCTGTGAAGTCAATGTAACTAGGGTTGTATCACCACTTAACTTGCCTAAAGCATCTAACAAACCTTTACCAATAGTCTCACTAGCATTAGCAGTGGCTACTTTAAGTTGATCCATTTTGCCGGCATAAGTATCTAATCTAGCGCTAGCCTGACCAGAAAATTTAGCGTCTAGTTCAGCCATGATGTTATCCATGTTGCCAGTAGCTAGTGTGGCCTTGCTCAATCCTGCACCTAATCTAGTTAGGGCTGTGGTCTGACCTGAATAGCCTTTAGCTAGGGCAGCGCTGACTTCTTGAACGCTTTTACCAGTTGCAGCCGATACGTTTAATGCAGTAGATAATGCTTGCTGGCTTTTAGTTATAGATCCGCTAGCTGTAAGTAATGTCTGAAACGCTGGGCGCAATTCATCATCTAGTACGCCATATAACTTCTGTAGGTTGGCTATGTAGTATTCAACATCTGGGCTAGAGAATGCGTAGCCAGTATTTTTTAATTGTAATTCTAAAGACTTAGCGGCCTTCTCATCTGCAGCAAAGGCCATAACTGCGTTTTTGCCAAACTTTACTAATGCAGCAGCACCTAAGTATTTAGCAAAGGTCTTACCTAATTGCTTAGTCTGTTTTTCAAAGGCTGTTAAATCTTTCTTACCTTTGGCAAGTCCTTTACCGTTGTATTCGGATAGGATCGAGAAAATTAAGTTAGCCATTTACTGCCTTTCTAATTTCGGTGCGCTTAACAAACTTAGCGGCAGTATCATCTAATGCTTTTAATATGTGGGCCATAGCCTTGCCCTGTTCTTCTGATGCAGCTCTAAATATTAGTCTTCCTTTTTGCTTATAGCCTCTGTTATTACCAGACATACCTTGCGGCCTAGCATTTACTAGCGGTGGCATAGCAGCTATAAATTGTGCGCCAGCCTGAGGATTAAGAGAGTGCGAAATTTCTTTATTGTTTATATCTGCGTCAAGACCTATCCATGGTGCGCCACTTGGACCTGATTTACGGCCAGCAAGTTCATAGATTTTACCAGGTGCGCTGTTATTGGATATGTAGTTAGTAGCAGCCCATCCGCCCTTATTACGTTTATTTCTACCGGCACTATATTTAATTCCTTCTACTACCTGCGAACGATTGTATTTAGGAAAGGTACGGTACTTCATCGGTCCGGTAATACCGGCAGCCTTGGTCCAGCCTGATAAGACTTCTGAATCTTGTGGAGCGTAACCTCTAGCTTTATCTCTAATAGGCAACATGGCAACTCTTATTTGTGCCTGAACATCTTTTAATAGATCTTTATCTACTTCACCTAAGGCTTTTTTCATCTCTTTAATGCCTGTTACGTTTACTGGCATTTTTGATCTCCTTAGCTCGATCCGATAACACTTGGACTATTGCCGCAAGCATCTCCTGATCCATATCTATAAAAGCCTGTGGCGCAATTCCTGTCTCTACAGAAAGACTAGCAATCGTGTGAGTTATAGAATTACGCTGTGTTATTTTTTTTCTTCATCCAATACTTCAACGGTATCTAGAGAATCAATAAACTCTAGGCCGAAGACTGGCACAGTTACATTAGCCCTACGTAAGCACTCATGAGCCAGGTAGTAGATCTCAGTTTGACGTTCGTGATCACGTAGGACCTTTGATATTCCTGCGCCATACTTTAACTCGAAAGCGTACTCGACACCCGGAGTAATCTTGTGTTCAGATACTTCTCCGTTAGCCCTTGTTATCTTTAGCTTTGCCATTAGTTCTCCTTATGCTACTGCTACAGTGATTACGCTGTTACAGGTAAATGTAATCGATTGGCTTGATATATCAGCAGGACTTCCATTTATGTTTTGTAAATTATTGACCAAAACAGTGGTTGAATATGAAGGATTGCTTGCAGATACTGCTCCAGTTGTTTGC